CGTGAGCCCGCCAGACTGACCAACGGTCAATCCTCCACATGGACCTCCCGTGCTCTTTCGAGCTGGAACGTGATTCTAGCCTTAAGTCCACGGCCGTGTGGTGTTTTGACCACGACAGCCACCTTCCCTCAGCCTAGTGCCAGCTCATGGTACTGGAGGCCATAGAAATTCCATGGCCGCGTCCAAACATCGCGAGAAATCGCTCGGAACACCGGTAAATTCCATACCGTGGTGAGATCTCAGATGGTTAGTTTTGACTAATCAAATGATTTGCTCAGACCACAGATGTACTTACCAGCACCTCTTTAATTAAAAGAAGTGCTGATTTTGGATAGAGCTGACTCCTATAGATATTGTTCTTGACAATCTTAGATTTAGACTGGAAACCGCCTGTCAAATGATAGGAAGGCAGACTGCCTTCCCTTGACTCATCCATACAGGGGACTGGTCTTCATCGGGCTTGAATTTAACATTACGAGTAGGTCTCGGTTCTGCTAGAATCTCCTACAATGAGAACCTTCCCTGATTATAGAGGTAGATGGAGTGTTGAGTTCCAACTACATCTGGATGAATGGAGGCGATGTTCCTGGAGTCTTTGTGAGGCGCGAGTGGGATCGAGATGACCTATGAGACGATGTTTCAGACGTTATGTCGTGAAATCCGTGCACAGTAGGTCTGCCTCAACCGATCTGCTCCTCAACCCGTTCTTGGGTTGAAAAGAGAAATCGGTCCTTGCCTTAAGCTTAGAGCTTCAAAAAACGTTTAGAAAACATGCTTATAAAATTTGTATTGGGTGTTTTTGACCCTCAAAATCTTAAAAGATATTTCCATGGAACGTCTAATGTAGCCCAACTGCCAAAACACAGACTGTACGCAGAAGTGGATTGGACTAAGGTGGAAGCTGGATTCCATGCGGTCGTCGACCCTATGGAGCCGGGTTCTATCTTGTACCTCACGGAACAAGACTACATCCGACAATTACGTGTTTCCCTATCCAACGATCATACCCTAAAGGTATTAGCGAAGGCTGGTACTACTAAGGTAATTTCTGCTTCCCCTACATCTACTTCTCCACAATCCTCTCAAAATTCCCCCATAAATACTCATCCTTATTTGGATGAATTCTTTACGGGCACTAAGAAATCAAGACTTGCAGCAATAAAACGGGTAACTTACCTGTTTAAGGCTCCATATCAAGATATCTTAGCCGCCAAGAGGAACTTCAAGGGGACAGTCAAGGCACTGATGATCCCGGTCACTGATGGAAACATCAGGACTCTTCTAGTTAGGTGGTTTACCCAACTATCTTTCTGGAAGACAGGCTCTAAGGCTTTAACTCTGCACAGAATTGAACTAAATTCGTTCACTCTGTACCTCTCGAAGCTTGTAAGGACACAGGGGGTCAATGCAGTGATCCTTCGTTTGAAAATAGGACTTTTCGTCGTAAATTCTTACTTAGGAGGGAAACGTCTGCGCTCTACCCAAGATTTGGGTGTGCGTATCCGTTTACTGCACGGACTCCCC